GAAACCGCTATTGAGGGAGTTCTTGTGGCAGGTCTTGGTGCAGTTGTTGCTCAGAACAGTGCGTGTGTAACGACCACTTCTACAACAACCACTGTATGGCCTTCTACTACTACAACATCAACCTTGATTCCGTAATAGTAGGCAAGTAACATAGATTATATAACCTAAGCCAGAGGTGAGAGGATACTACTCAATCCTCTGGCTTATTTATTTAAAGCAACATGGCAGATTTAAAACTAGACATATTGGTGATCCCAACGTATAATGTAACGACTCTTGGGGTTGCTGATGCTTCCGTTTACCCAACTAATCCTCCTGTTGTTTCTGGTGCTACAATTGAAATTACGGTTCCTGGATTTGGAACATTTATTAAACCATTCAGCGTTAACGACTTTAACATATTCACCACGTCAAATTTAGGAATAACCCCGCCAGGTATAGATCAACCTCTACCAGATGGGGTTTACCGTTTAAAATACTCTGTAGCTCCTGCATATATAAACTTTGTAGAAAAGTCAATTATGCGTGTTGAACAGCTGCAAGAGAAGTTTGATGGTGCGTTTATGAAGCTCGATATGATGGAATGTGATAGAGCTATTAAGACCCAAGCAAAAGTGGATCTCAACTCTATCTATTTCTTTATGCAGGGAGCTATTGCTGCTGCAAACAACTGTGCTGATCTTGAAGCAACAAAGCTTTATAATCAGGCAGACATGATGCTGAATAATTTTATAAAGAACAATTGTGGGTGCTCTGGAACCAACTACGTTATAAATTTCTACTAATATGGCTATGTGTAAAAAATGTGGAGCTAAGGTTGGATGCGGATGTCAATTGATTAACGGTCTTTGTGCTGCATGTAATAGTGCTGTAAAACAAGGAAGAAAACTTATAGGAAATGTTATCACCCAGGCTCACAAATTGTCCAGAGTGCGCTAGTATCCCAGCATTGATTGGCGATATAGATTGCAAACTAGCTTCTCTTGGAAACAATTTGTACAATAATGTTGTGTTTATGTTGAACCAGCCTGTACCTGGAGGGGTGATGCTGGACCTCATAAACTACAGAAGAATACTTGTCTACAAGTATTGTAACCCCGATTATGCTGCTCCATTCACGGTGAACATGATCGCGAGTAGAGTAAAACTTTTAAAATATAAATAAATGTCCAACATTTGTTCAAATTGCTATAACGGATGTACAGAAACCACATCTGATCAATGTGTAAGATATACGGGCGTGGATGTTCCTATTTTGGGAATCAAGACAGGAGACTCTCTTTCGTATGTTGAGCAAGCATTGATTACGTTTCTTACATCTACGCTCGATGGAAGCGGAATAATCCTACCCATCAATCCTCAGATTATTTGCGAGATTGTAAGTAAGAATCTTGTATCATGTGAAGACCTCAGTCTTCCAAATGTAATCAGCGCAATCATCAAAGCTGTATGTGAACTAGACACACGTGTTACTGCTCTAGAGGATGACTTTGCTGCTTTAGAAGCATCTTACACTGTGGGATGTCTTACAGGCGTAACTGGTTCCTCTGGAACACATGATATTCTGCAAGCTGTAATTACAAAGCTTTGTGGCTTAGAGGTGGAGCTTGATGCTCTTGCTCTTGATGTAGACACAAACTATGTAAAGCTCGCTGACCTCAACTCTCTGATTGCAGCCTACCTTGCTAGTGTTGGAACTAGCACTAAGTATTACAACCGCATGGTTCCTTATGCTGTTGTAGAATACTATGGTACGCTGACAGGTAAGTTTGATGGTACAGGTGCAGGTATTGTTGGAACTGATTGGGAGAAAATCTATCTCTGTAATGGCTTAAATGGCACTCCTGATAAAAGAGGACGTGTGCCAGTTGGTGCTACAACAGGTATGGGTGGAGGAGCTTTCAATCCTGCAGTGGACCCTGCCATAGCTGGTAATCCTGCTTATGCCTTATTGGGAACTGCTGGTTCTAACACTGTGACCCTTTCAGCTACAGAAATCCCTGCTCACTCTCACTCAGCTACAGCTATTGTAACTGACCCTGGACACTTGCATACAATTTCATATGCCCACGGAGAAGCTGATCAGAATGAACCTGGTGTGTATGGTGATCTCATGGATATGAATGGCACAAAGAGTTCTTCTACTAGCACAAACACAGCAGTTACAGGAGTTTCTGTGGCAGTGAGTGTTGGTTCTACAGGAGGCGGATTAGCCCATACTAACTACCAGCCTGGTCTGGGATGCTACTACATTATGTATATTCCTTAATAGTTAAACTCTTTATATAAAATGTTATTCCTTCCACAAAATCCCTGTTGTACAACAGCTCCACTTGTGACACCCATTTCTTGTGGATGTGATCCTTGTGCTGCACCCCCTATACCAACTAATAATGTTTCGTACAGTGGGCCCAATCTTTCTTGTACGTTGATTGCAAACTGTGATTCAGCAACTGTAGCTTTCCAAAAGATTGACACTCAGATTTGTAGCCTCAAACAGCAAATCTACAATCTTCAGGTGGCTTTGGCTAATTGTTGCCCAACCACTACAACAACGTCCACTTCTACAAGTTCAACAACAACAACCACCACAACAATTGCTTGTCCTTCTTGTTTGTTCTATTCTGTGACTAATTCAACGTTGTCACCTGTTAATATATCCTACTACCAATGTGGAGGGGTTCTTGTAGAAACTTCTGTAGCAGGACCTAGTACGATATATGTATGTGCTTGCGAAGGAACATTAGTTGTGCCTCCTGTACCAGGTGTGTCATCAGCTAATCTTGGAGCATGTCCTACAACAACCACTACAACTACTGTAGGGTAAAGTAATAAAAAAGCTCTGTTTGTTGGTTTTCAGGGCTTCTCCCTGGGGTTTCTACCCTGGGGAGTTTTTTTATTTATAACCAACTTGGTTAGAATGGATAACTGGAAAGGTTAAAATAATTTGGAAAATATCAAAAAACCTTCGTACCTTTAGGGCAATTTTAATTATAAAAAGTTGCAAATGCCTGAAAATCAATCTCTTCTGCAACAGCTGGAGCAAATGCTTCACTGGAAAAAGAGCAAAAAGTTCTATGCAGACAAACTAAACATCACAGAAAATGAGGTGGATGAGTTAATGAGGGAGTTGCGAGGATCAGAAGAAATACAGAATGACGCTGAAATTGCGAACTATATTGGAGAGCTAGAAGACCATGTGGTAAGGTTTTTGGAGGATGTGCAGAAGGGAACAGGTGAGGTGGTGTTCAACTCCAAAGATGAAATTAAGAGCTTAGACGAGTTAATTGAGAAGTGCAATATTGACACAGAAAAGTGGGAGATAACTAAATACGTACAGAACTACTGGGGTAATGGTAACCAGCCTCATTGGCAAGTGAAAGCTTGGTTGGGTAAGAAGAAGGATGAGCAAGTGTTTCAAGATAGCTTCATATCCTTCCTAGAAAACTACAAACCAGTATCTCCAGAAATAATGGCTCCCAAATATGAGAAAGGTAAAGAGAGTGCTTGCCTAATCATCAATAAACAGGATTCCCATTTAAACAAGCTAGATGTAGGAGGAGAGAATGATATCGAACAACGCTTTGGTGATTTCATCCAGAGGGTGGAAATAATCCTAAATCAATCTTCTCTGTCTAACAATCTCACAGATATCAAATACATCATTGGTTCTGATGAGTTCAATAGTGAATTCACTAACACAACTACAAAGGGCACTCCCCAACAAAACATCCTTTCATATCATGATGCTTTTCAGGCAATATGTGATCATGAAGTGAGCGTGATAAACCTGCTCCTTCAGAAAGGAGAAAATGTGGATGTTATATTTGTAGCTGGCAATCATGATGAATATGTAGGATGGCATTTGGCCAGTTGGTTACAAACCTACTTTAGAAACGAGGAGCGTGTGTTCTTTGATATCTCTCCAAGATATAGGAAGTACGTAAGCTATGGCACCTCAGCATTAATGTTCAATCATGGAGATGCTCTGAAGCCTGCAAAGCTTGCTGGTTTGTTCCCTATGGAATTTAAGAGTGAGTGGTCAGATCATGAGAATTTCTACATATTTACAGGTGATAAACACCATGAAATGAGTCTTGATTTCAATGGTATTAAGTTCTATCAGCTCCCTGCATTCTCTACAGCCAAAAGTGGCTGGGATGATAAGAATGGATACACCATCACTAAAGGTGAGGTGACTGGGTTCTTGATAGATTTACAAGACGGAATAACGAATATATTCAAACAGTATTTATAATGTCAACTTTTAGGAAGTTAGTTTCAGATGCGCGCTCTATGCACAAGTTGCTCTCCACGGACAACTTGATCACGGATAGGGCTATCATGTCTGAAATTAAGAACAATGCCTTCCTCTTGATAAAGCGTGAGACTAACTTGAGGAAGTTATGGGCAACCGATACAGTTTTTACTACCGTTCCGTGTTTGGAAATGGTGGAAGTTCCTATTTCTGAATGCTGTGATTATGCTGATCCTTGTACAGTGGCTAGAACAAAATTCAAGCTTCCTAGGATTACAGAGGGTAATTATCAGTATGTTATTCAGGGTGTTTATTCAATTAACGCCATGAGTGGACAAGGAAAGAAACTTAAGGAAATAACCATCAACCGATACGTGAATTTGCTCAAGCTTCCAATAATCAAGAAGGAAGAATACTATTGGATTTCTAATGGATATCTGTATGTGAACAATCCTCTGTTGAAAGCAATAAGACTTGTTGCTCTATTCGAGGAAGATGTTCCAAATGAGATAATGTATCCAGAATGTGGATGCGGCACTCCAGATTACACCACAGAACAACTGTGTTTAAATCCGTTAGACAAAGAATCCCCTGTTCCTGGCTACCTGGAAAAGCAGGTGTTGGAACTCACTTCTCAGAAGCTTCTCTCCACGTATTTCAAATTGAAAACAGACATCACAAGTGATGGCGTTGATGGTCAAGCACCTAACGCTCCAAACTTGAGATGATATGAGAGTAAAGATAGACTGGAGAAGCGCCAGCAAAGAAAACTACAACAGTTTCTGTAAGAAACATCCGTCCATCAAGCTCACTTTTGATCAATGGAGAAACATCATCTATTCATTTAATGATGCTTTCAAAGAATACATCCTTGAGACAGGAGAACGAGCAAAGCTACCTTTTGGTTTTGGTGAGTTTGCTATAAACAAGAAAAAGCGCAGGAAGATAAAAGGAGTTGATGGGAAAGAGTTTGTCAACCTTCCTATTGACTGGAAAAAGACAAGGGAGAAAGGCAAGCGCATCTACAACTTCAACTTTCACACAGAGGGATTCTTTTTTGGATGGATGTGGTTCAAGACAACAGCTAGATTCAAACATTCTCAGCTGTGGTATTTTAAACCTTCCAGAAACACGTCTAGGCTTCTTTCACATTACATAAACGCTGATGATAAATATCAGCATCTCTATCACGAATGGAAAAAGTAAAATAGATGTCATACTATTACAAATATAATTTCATCAGTCCTGAGCCTGTGTATGCCACCGTTAAGGAGGAATTCAAAAGCTATTTTGACACAGGAGCTGTTGATGATTTGATGTTCCCCACCTACCTGGACAAATGTCTCAGGAAGCTGGGTAGAACCACTTATGTGATTTCTCAGGAAATCCTACACATCTGTGATTATGAGGCTAGGCTCCCAGATAACTTTTATGCCGTTCGTGAAGCTTGGATGTGTACAGCTGTAAATGGTTTTCCTTATCAGCAAGCTAATTCATTCTACTCACAGGCTGCTAGTTCTACAACAATTCAGGTGAGTCCTGTAATTGTATACGGTAATCCTTGTGAAGAGGGTAATTGTGGTCAAGAGTTTTGTCCTAAGTGTATGCCTAACTTGGTTCAGGCTGTCTACAAGACAAACAACCAAGCTGCTGTTACCTATCGAAAGGAATATCTTCTCAAACCTGGTAATATCTCCGCACAGGGTAACTGTGGTGTAGACTATACCAACAACTGGGAATTCTATCAGGAGGCACCTCCACTTAATGAATTTACCCCTGGTTCCTCTTGGTATGACTCATTTGACATTAGAGACAATAAGTTTGTCACTAACTTCCGCAATGGTATTGTTCACCTTCTTTTCTATGCTACAGAATATGATGCTGGTGGAAACCAGTTAATTCCTGACAACTATCGTATCAGGGAGTTTGTTGAAGCTTTCATTAAGTACAAGGTGGTAGAAACTCTCACCAACCAAACTAATGATGAGACATACAATCAGCTAGAGAGGAAGATGATGAACTATAAACAACAGGCTGATGAAGCGTTCATCATGGCTGATATTGAGATTAAGAAGCAAGATCCTTGGACTAAACAACGTAGGATTAAGAACGACCTTAACAGATTTAATATGTATGAACTCCCCAATCGTACTAACAGATATGGTTGGAGACGTAATAACTAACAGTAATGGCTGAACAGGAACAAGGCAATATTAGACAGGAGTATAACAATGCTACCACTGGTCTTAACATGGACCAAACCCCTAACCAAATTCCGAAGGGGAAATTAACGTATGCATTAAATGCTGCTGTTGAGAACTATGATGCTAATTCTGTAAACTATCAGAATGAGCCTGGGAACGAACTTTGTGTTACGTTCCCTTCTGGCTTTGTGCTTATAGGTAATCACTTCATCCAAGAGAAGAATAAACACATATTCTTCATCACCAATCCTGATACAGGAGATAGTCAGATTGGATATATGGAGAACAACGACTGTATATATCGTGTTATTGTAAATGCTCCTTGCCTCAACTTTAATACTAGCTATCCCATCCATAAGGTGGCGCATAAGATTACTAATTGCACCACTGAGATATATTGGACAGATGGATACAATCCTAGAAGATATCTGGACATTGATAATATTCCAAAAGTTCTAAAATCTGGAACTCCGTTCTGTGATCCGAAATATACAGATGATCTGGATTGCAACCAGCTTAAGCTTCAACCCAATTTTAACATCCCTCAACTAGAGGTAACTAATGTCACTAACACAGGAAACCTGATTGCTGGTACATATCAGTTTGCTATTCAGTATTCTGATGCTCAGGGTAATCCTTACACTTCCTATTATTCTGTTACTAACCCAACACCTATTGCTGATGAGTTTATTACATCAGTGAACTTCAACTATGCTGTTGGAAAGTCCATCATCCTCAATATAAGCAATCTTGAGGACACTGGATTGTATCAGTATTTCAACCTAGCGGTGATTAAGACAGTTAATGACATCACTTCTGTTGAGTTGGTTGGCACCTATTACATTGATGCTGTTCAGAAGGAAATCACATACACTGGTCAGAATGTTACACAAATCAGACTAACCATCAATGATATATTCGAGAAGTTCCCTTATTACGACATTGCACAGGATCTCACTGTTGCGCAGGATGTCTTAATATGGGACAATCTTACATCTATTGATCGTATCAACTACCAAAGCATTGCTAGTCAAATTCCTCTATTGTGGGAAAGCTGGAGAATTCCTGCTAATGAAAACTATGCAGATGAATTGAATGCCACCAATCTTAGAGGTTATCTGAGAGATGAGGTGTATGCTTTTGAGATAGTGTTCTTGCTTAAGAACGGTAAACAAACTGATGGGTTTCATATTCCTGGTAGAATCAAAGGTCCTGCAGAGAACCTGCAACCTGATGTACCAGACACCAACCCAGACTTTATAGGCGTTCCTGATTACACATCTGGAGGAGTGGGATATAGCCCATATTGGAAAATCTACAACACAGGATCGGTACTTGGTACAAGTCCTGGATATTCTCCAGCTCCTGACTACAAAGGTCCATATCAGTATGGTCAATTTGGATACTGGGAGTCTACAGACACCTATCCATGTAACAAAGATGTATGGGGAGATCTTGCTGGTCAACCTATCAGACACCACAAGTTTCCTGATATAAATGTAAGTCCTGCTTACGAATCTAAGATATTTACAGGACCTTCAGGTATGGTGATGGGTAATGATGCTGTGTTCCCTATTGGTGTACAGATTGATGTACAACTTGTGAGCTCACTCATTCAGACATCCAACCTTACACCAGAGCAAAAGGATGATATCGTAGCATTCAAAATCATCCGTGCTGATCGTGGCACAAACAAATCTATTGTTGCTAAGGGCATCCTTAGGAACGTAAATACATATGAGAGGGAAGAAGAAACTTACTACTACCCTAACTACCCATATAACGATCTTAACTCAGATCCATTCCTTAATACAACAAACAATGCCTATTCACAAATCTGTGATGGATACACTGTATTCATAGATACACTTGTTGTAGACCCTGCAGGTGGACCATCTTTTGCAGAAGTGGAATGGACAGATTGTAATACAAACAAAGTTACAAAGAAGAAACTCTTCACTATTGGTCAACATCCATTTTGTTCAATTGGTAAACCTACAATTCTTGGTCCTGCAACAGGCAAGGTGGGGCTTTCTACATATGAAGTGTGGACAGCTCAGGTTTGTAATCCTAGCCCTTTTGCATTTGCTAGAGGTGGTAGAATTGAATGGAATGACATCTACACAGGTGTCACTACACAATGGGTGAATGGGTGGCCAACATCTCCAGTGTATACATTGTATGTAGTTCCTGGCACAGGTGGCCCTGTACAGATTGAGGGCCCTGGTGAAATATGTTTCACTGGACCTACATTAGTAACAGGGGCTAATTGCAAAGCTGAAACTCCTCAACCTGGTGTTACAGAGAAATACAGACAGATATTCAACTCTCCTGAAACTTCCTTTGGACAGCCATTCTTAGGTGGTGTTCTGAAGCTTGAGAGTGTAATGTTTGGTAGAGGTAAGGGTCACTTTGTTGAGGTGAGAGATAACGCCAAGTATAAGCTGTTGACAGAAGAAGCTCAGCGTGATGCTCTTGAAAGTGCTGAAGAACTAGGTGATGTAACTACACCGTTTAATGCCACTGCTATGTTCACAGCATATCAGGCGTATTTGACAATATATATCAATGGTATCACGAGGAAGAACTATGCCTACTCTTTCAACTCTATAGGTGATTATAACTATGGTGTGGGAGTTCCTGATAACCAAGGAATTAAGCAAAGAACCCTTGACATTGCTAGATACCTCATTCCTGGTGTGCAGAACGTTGGTGACCTATATAACATCAACAACTTCCAGAGAGAATCATCTGTCTACCTGAGAACCGATCTTAACAAGACAGCGCTTCCTTTCCCAGACCAAAGTCCTAACATGTTGTCTGCAGGAAGTCCAATAGTTACAGACATATCAAGATTCACTATATCAGAAAGAAACAAATGTCAAGCTCCTGCTAAGGAAGAAGACATGTCTGTTGTTTCTTATTACGCATCTCTTAAGAATGTATTTGTTAACCAATACGGACAAATCTATTCTTATAGCACGGTGGACACTGGTTTCCAAGTGCTTGTGGATGAAACCACCCCAGACGTAAGAACAGTGTTTGGTGGTGACACATTCATTAGCAGGTTTGCATTTAAGACCAAGCTTCCATTCTTTATTGACAACCGTGTGAATGCTCCTGATGACAGTGATATATTCTATGATGAGATAGGTAATATAGCCTATCCAAAATACTGGCACTCAGCACGTTCTATTCTTAGAGACTACACCATCACAAGTGTAGGTGTATTGTCAAACATTATATCTTACAAGGCTCACAACTTTGACTGTCCAAACAGTCAGTTTGTAGCTCCTGGACAGCCTAAGGATAGCAATCCTGGAAGGACCTACTATGATGGATATTTCTATTTGTTTGCATACGGTATTCCTAATTTCTATTGTGAGAGCTCTTACAACGTAGACCTACGTCAAGCTTTCAATAATAGAGAGGGTGATTTCTGGCCTCACGTAAGCACAGGAATTCCTGATGACTGGGTGCAGCAAAGCTATGTTCCTATTGTTCAGGACAATACATACTACTACAATGTCACATATTCTAAGCAGAATAGAGAGAACACATTTACAAATCTACCTATCGACTGGGGTAAACCTTGCTTCACATACTACCCTTTCAGAGCTATCTATTCTGATTCTCAGAATATCGACTCTGATAACAGGGTAAATAGCTGGTTGATTTACAGGGCCATATCTTATTATGATTTCCCACAGAACTATGGAAATCTTATATCTCTGGACGGAATTCAGAACAAGTCAGTTCTTGCCCGTTTTGAGAACAAGACACTTCTGTACAACAACCTCCTCACGATAGATACAAGTAACCCTCAGGCAGCGTATGTGGGTAATCCTCAGTTCTTTAGATCAGCCCCTCCGATTGACTTCGCAGAAACTGATTTGGGATATGTAGGAACCCAAAACAAGATGTTGTTGAAGATTCCACAAGGACAAGTGTCTGTGGATGCTAAACGTGGTCAGGTGTTCCTGATTGCTGGTACACAGGCTGTAGACCTGTCAGGGTTTGGTTCAGGACTTAACAGGTTCTTTACAGACCACCTAGCATTTGAAATCCTGCGTTATTTCCCAGACGTACCCACAGATAACCACTTCACAGGAATTGGTATACATGGTGTGTTTGATAGTAAGTATGACAGGGTGCTCATCACTAAGCTTGATTATGTTCCAAAGAGCAATGATGTTAAATATGATGCTGTAAAGAGAGAGTTTTATGTTGAAACTCGATATGTAATGCCTTCAGAAGATCTTTCATACAGTGTGGTTCGTGAGAGAGTGTATTTAACAGATGAGAAATACTTCTGCAACAAGAGCTGGACAGTGTCTTTCAACTTCAATACTAAGAGCTGGATAAGCTTCCATAGCTACCTGCCTAACTGGTACATTGGTGAGAACAACTTCTTCTACTCTGGTATAAATGGATGTTGTGATGACTTTGATGTGATTGTTGGTGTTCCTGGACCTGTTCCAACTACCACCACCACTTCTAGTACATCTACAACTTCCACAAGCTCAACCACCACTACAACCACTACATTGAACTGTAATCTTGTAGGAACTGTTACAGAGACAAACTGTACCCTATCAGGGACAGCTGTGGTAACAGTCCCACCACCAATACCTCCTTGTGAAAGACCCGAAGGTTTGATAGAAGATGTATTCTTTACAGGATATAACATCACATCTCCCCCTAGCAATGTGGATTCTACAGGAAGTCAGTCAGACGCATGTAATGCTGTTGCCTACCTGAATACATTTGGTGGATCGTATGTGAACGTTGTACCTACATTCCTCACTATCGAATATCAAGGATTGTATATTGGATCTGGAGTGTTTGTGACCAATGGTACAAATGATTGTACAACAATCCCTGATGGTTGGTATTTCACAGGGGCTTCTCAATCGGTTAATACAGTGTTCCAAGTGGTAGGTGGGTTGATTGTATACATCACTGATTGTACAACTACAACAACCTCTACAAGTAGTACAACAACTAGTACAACCAGCACAACATCTACAACTAGTACAACAACTACTAGTACGTCATCTACAACAACCACAACAACAACTGCTGTACCTGTAACTACAACCACTACATCTACTAGTAGTAGTACAACAACTACCACTACAACAGATACACCAACAACCACTACAACCACAACAACTGCACTCGATTGCTCGCTAGCTGGAACAGCTGTTGAAGAAGATCCATCATCATACCTTTAAATATTATATAAAATGACAGTATTAATAACATTAACCACAGCTGGAACAGACACAGGTCCTTTTGATCTTTATTCAAATCTGGATGGTTATGTTTCAGCATTTGAAACAGGGGTGTCTAAAGCTGCACTTGTAGCAGGTTATTCATCTGCACTTGTTCCTAATGGTACTTCTACAATCAGGATTAAGTCCACTGGTGTATGTGTGAACTATATAGATGTTACAGTGATTACAACCACTACAACTACTACATCTAGTAGTACATCTACAACAACCAGTACAACCAGTACAACCACCACTGCAGCACCAGCTACTGAGTTATTTGTTTATGCAAAATATATAAACTCTCAATCTGCTGGTGATTTACAATACACTATTAATGGCGGATCTCCAGTTACAATTGGAGCTGTAAGCACATCGTCTTGTTTGTATTTGTATACAATAAGTGGAATCACTACAGGTGATAGTATTTCATTCAGTGATTCAAACAGTCAGGCAATTGGAGGAAGTACATCAACTTGTCCTTCAGGTCCTGGTGGATTTAGCTGTGTGTACAACTACTCTGTATTAGTGTCTGGTCCACAATATGCATACATTTCTGTTGACGGAACTAACGCTTGCTAAAACAAATAAGAATGGCTAAGACAATCATCATAAAATTAACTAGCTCAGGACCCACAGCGGGACCCTTTACAATCATTGACCAACTTGGAAACACTCTAGCAACGGGTGTTTCCAAGGAGGACTTGATTTCTGGGGTGAGCTATGTTGTGGATGATGCTGTTAATGTCATCACTATAGAATCTACAGGTAAGTGCAAAAACAAGAAAAACTTCCCTGTCACTACAGTTAATCCTGTAAGTTTAGCAGCTACCACGTATAACCAAATATCAACAGCTTGTATCTGGAGGCACTTGAAGAACCCAGTGGTGTATAACTACTTCTATGGAAACATAGAACCTTACATCATCGAGTATCCATTTGCCTATCAGTATCAGGATGAAATCCTACAATCTGTTCAGGATTACACCAAGGCATACAGATACTTCTCTGATCCAGATGGTGTGTCTGATGATAATCGCAAGATAGAAACTGACAATGCTTGGTTTAATAAGGCTGTTCTTTACAATGGTCAACAGAGTACAGGTGTGCTTGAGTTGGTTCCTAAACCAATCAACAACCTGAAGGAATACTTGAAGTATCCTATATACAACGCTGATAGTAAGACAATTACATTCACAAAGAGTGATAACTTCTACCAATACAATACGTTCTGGAGTCTTGTAAAGAACAAACAAGAGCCTCTGTTCATACGCACGTGCGAGAACTTGTCTCTGGATAAGGTGGTGAACCAGGCTAATATGGACTATGGAAAGAGATCCTTTAAGAAGGAACCTCTAAGAGCTAAGGAGCTTAAGGTGAGACACATCCTTGATAACAGATATGATGCACACCTAGTTTCTCAGTTTATTTACACACCATCTCAAATCTCTTACAAATAATGGCTAAGTGGTTAGACAAATATGAACAAGGAGGATTGGTCTTGAAACAAAAGACCAAGGATAACTATGGTGTAAAGCCAAACGTTAACGATGATAAAGCCACCTACCCTGATGGATTTGTAGGATGGGAGTATGACATAACAGGACGTAACTATAGCCCTGCATGGGGTGGTCAGTTTAAAGATGGTGGTAACTTGATGCCCGCTATGGCTGGAGCCAACCAAACTATTCCTATGTATCAAATGGGAGGCAGTCTTCCTGGTGCTGTAGGATTCATGTACGCACGTACACAGAATCCTGCTCCTAGCAATGGTCCATACGCTAAGAAGACCAAGGCTAGTGCACAGAATGGAATGGAGATGAAATACTACCAAGAAGGCTTGGATTTCAAACCTAAGACCATTAGTCAGGATGGTACGGTGATAGATCCTAAAGGATATTGGAACCCTGAGAACTGGGGTAATCCTGTAATCATCCCATCCACAGATATCACTATGGAGGGTGTGTATGAACCGCTGATTGGTATATCTGACACAGGAGATATACAATATATGGAAC